CCAGCGGCAACGTTTCGGTCGAGGATTTCGACCGCGACGGCAACTCAATGGGCTGGCCGTTTACGACCGACACCCACGGCGGCCGAGTGGAATACCGCAAGTGCGTCGAGAAGTTCGGCATGAAGCCTGTCTAACAAAACAAGGGTGGGGCCACCCGGCCTGCCGACAGCTGCGAAACGGGTGGCAATTTTCTGACGGATCGACACCCCCAGGGCAAGGAGGCCCACCATGACTGCAGACCTTTGGCTCGAGCTCGTCGTCGTCGTCCTGCGGATTCTGGCCGTGACCTTGACACGGTGACCGAACTACCGCTAGACCATTGCCCACCTACCGCTACGCACCACAGGTGTACAGAAGTTCGACTCCCCTAATTTTGACGATCCGCCCCCTTGACGCCTTACTGGACGGGCGTACATTCCCGCAACCCATCACGAAAGGAATCGCCACATGGACCCCCATTCTCGAGAGTACGCCGCTGCTATCCGCGGCATGGCTTCGATCTACCGCTCTGACTACCGCCCCTCGCCTGGCGACACGGTGCTCGTGGAGCGTCCGTTCCACGGCGACATCGTGCAAGCCACGGTGCTCGAGACGCGGGGCGACCTCATCACGGTGGACGTGAACGGCGAGCACCTGGGCTACACGGTGGACGAGGTGACGCCGGCGATCTGACACAGGACCGCCCCGCGGTGGAGCCGTGGGTGCGGAAGGAGCCGGCATGGAGCCGGGGACCACGGAAGGGACACCACCCGCCGAGCAGGACGCCAGGCGGGATTTTCACAACGCAGAAAGGGATGCGACATGACCACGGAGCTCTCCACAAACACGACGCCCGCGAGGGGGCTGGCCCTCGCCTCGTTCGACGATGCGTTCCGGTTTGCCACGATGGTGGCCAAGTCGGACTTCGCCCCGAAGGACTTCAAGGGCAAGCCCGAGTCGTGCCTGCTGGCAATCCAGCACGGCAGCGAGATCGGGCTCTCGCCCATGCAGTCGCTCCAGAACATTGCCTGCATCAACGGGCGGCCGGCGATATGGGGCGATGCCGCCCTGGCGGTCGCCATGGCCAGCCCGGTGTGCGAGTACGTCACCGAGAAGATCGACGGCGACGGCGAGTCGATGGTCGCCACATGCGAGGCCAAGCGGCGTGGCTACGAGAAGCCGACGGTCGCTCGGTTCAGCGTGGCCGACGCCAAGAAAGCCGGGCTGTGGGGCAAGTCAGGTCCGTGGAGCCAATACAGCCGCAGGATGCTGCAACTGCGTGCCCGAGGCTTCGCACTGCGTGATGCGTTCCCTGACGTGCTGAAGGGCCTCGTGACGGCCGAGGAGGCTGGCGACTACCCGACGCCGCAGCCGGCCTCGGAGCCGATCGTGGTGCGGCCCAAGTTCGACGCGCCCACCACGCACCGGCCCGAGATCCAGACGGCGGCCCAGGCGACCACCGCCACCGCCGAGGACATGCAGAAGGCCAGGCACCACGTCCAGACGGCCACGGCCGGGCAGCTCGAGCGGATGCAGGGCATCGTTGAGCAGCGGCTCAAGAGCGGCTTCTACACGCCGGCTCAGGCCGACGAGCTGCTGAACCTCATCAACGGCAAGCTCGACATCCTGTCGGCCGTGCCTGAGGACCGTGGCCATGAGTTCGCCCACGAGGCCGCCCAGCACGAGGTGACGACGTGAAGACGCTGCACCGCGTGTATCTCTACGCCCGCTACGCCATGCCGCTGTACCCGTTTCAGCCGTTCGCCGTCCACGAAAGCGGCGAGCTGCGTGAGAAGCCGGGCCGCAACCGTGTCGAGCAGTGGGTCCACACGGGCGCGGGCAACATCCCGATTCCCTACGAGGGAGGGCCGCTGTGGCGTGACTCCCACGACGACGCCGTCAAGGCCGCGATCGACGAGCTCGAGTCGGCGGCGGCAAGTATCGCCACGCTCATCGACCAGTTGCATCAACGGCTCCTACAGCACACCACACACGAGGTCTGACCTTCGCCGGCACGCAGTTGCCAGCGGCCTCATCAGCCGCATCTGCCGCCATCGCACTCAAGAGGCGTCGTATCAGTGCAGCCGCAGCCTGGCCTCCACCGGGTAATGCGACCGCCGCCCGGCGTAACCGGGCAAATACACGAAAGGAAGCGTGATGATCGCCGCGATGTCAGTGCCGGAACAATCGCAAGACGATAGCCGAGCGGTGGACGTGACTGCTGTCACTCGGCTCAAGCACGCAGAGCTGTGGCATGCGTGCAAAAAGTTTTGCCACGGACGTTACGGCGGGCAATCTGGACTTGCGCGGCATCTTGGCGTGACTCCTTCAGAGATTGGGCTTTGGCTGAATTTGCGGTCATGCCCTCCTGACAAGCCAACAAAAGGATGGCCTGCGGAGCGGCTGGCGACACTCGAAAGCCAGCTCATTGAATTAACCGGCAAGACGATGGAGCAACTTTTCCCGCAGGAGTTGCGCGCCAGCGTTGCGTTCTTGCAGGCACCGAAGGTTTACGAACACACGGCCGCCGTGCGGGCTGACGCGATGGAGCGTTACGCAATCGCTACAGCCGAAAGGATGCGGCTTGCATCGCACCCATGCTTGCCGTCAGAGGCAGACGAAGTGCGGCAAGACATTACTGCGGCGATGCAGTGTCTCACATATCGGGAACGCGAAATCATAGCGATGCGCTACGGGCTTGCCGACGGCAACCAATACACGCTGGAAGAGGTGGGCAAAGCGTTCAGAGTGACGAAAGAAAGAGTTCGGCAGATAGAAGCGAAGGCCATTCGAAAACTACAGAAGGCTAGCGTCCGTGAGTTTTTGGAGGCGCGGTGGTCATGAGCGACTACTTTTCCGCGAGCGTTGAGCACCTCCCGCTCTTTCGCCGCACCGATCCGGTCACGTCGAAGATCGCGGGCGACGCGGCCCGCGAGTTCCTGGGCGACCACGAGCGGCGAATCCTCGAGGCGCTGGCGGCTGGGCCTGGCACCAAGGACGAGATCGCCAGCCGCTGCGGATTATCAGAGCAACAGGTGGCGCGGCGGATGCACGGGCTTGCACGGGCCGGCAGAGTGGAGACGACGGGCACGACCAGGCCGAGCGCGAGTGGGCGGCCGGAGCGGGTGTGGAGGTGTGCGTGATGCCTACAGTCGTTGCCTTGTGGCCTGACAATACGACCAGCGTTGTTGTGCTTGAACCGTCGTGGACGCCGCTCGATTTGTTTTATGAGCTCGACCACATTGGCGATCCGCTGGCCGCCAAGGTGTGGATTTTAAAGCGTCAGCCGGAAGGCTCTGTTCACGTCACATTTGATTGGAGTAGGCGCGACGAGCACAGGCTTCCGATGGACTTGAGCGGCAGTGCGGACGTTGGGCAAACGGACCAGAAACTGCACCCGAAGACGAAGGGGTTACGAATCAAGAAGGCTGGGTATGAAGGCAATGTCAAGCGTTTTGAGTGGCCCGCTGGAATAGTGAGGCAGTTCCTTTTTGCCTCTTGGCGTGACGCAGCAAGAAACCCAGAGGCCAGAGAGGCAATCCTTGCGGCTGAGTGCGGCAAATTACTTAACACGTTGCCTACGCCGCCGCCGCCGCTTTACACGGCCAGAGATGTCAACGCCATGGACCCGTTTTCTGGTGTGTACATCGCTTGGAACAGTGACGGAACAGCCCACTATGTAGGAGAAAGCATCAACGTTCCTTCTCGCGTTCAGGCATCGCGGCCAGAGATTGGCGACAGGATGGTTGGTGTATTGCACTGCGACAAGAACGACAGGCTTCGCATTGAGGCTCTTTTCGTCGGGCTTCTGAATCCCGCTGGCAATGGCGCTTCCAATTTGCGTGCTGCCCAAAGGGATTCGCAAAGGTCTAAGCGCGTACAGGAGGCCACGGATGGCACGCAAGCCCGATAGCCACCATGTCCTGCCGCTGTTCTGCGACGACCTGATCGCGTCCTGCGTCGAGATGACGCCGGCTTGCTTCGGGGCATACATGCGGCTGCTTTGCTACGCATGGACACGCGGCGGCATACCTGACAACGAGGCGGCCTGCACACGCATCACGGGCGGCCTGGAGCCCGGCGACTGGGAGGCGATCCGCGGTCGCCTCGTGCAGCTGGACGACGGCAGGCTGACCCACCAGCGGCTCGAGCTTGAACGTGTGGCCGTGGCCGAGATCCGTGATCAGAGATCAGAGGCTGGCAGGATAGGCAATGCCGTCCGGTGGGGATCGCAAACGGATCGCAAACGGATCGCAAATCGATCGCAAACGGATCGCAAAAGTATCGCCCCTAATCCTTCCCCTAGCCTTCCCATAGGACAAGAAGACATACCGGCTGCGCCGGTTCCCACGAGCGATCCGGCAAAGCCGTCTCGCTCGCGGGCGAAGCCTGCCGTCTCGTGGACTGCTGACGCCGGGTGGCAGGGGATCACGGACGCCGACCGCCAGGAGTGGGCCGCCGCCTACCCCGGCGCGGTGATCGACCAGGAGCTCGCCAAGGCGACCGCCTGGCTTCGGGCAAACCCGACACGGGCGGGCCGCCGCAACTGGCGTTCGTTCCTCGTCCGGTGGCTGTCTCGCTGCCAGGACAAGGGCGGCACCAACCGCACGCCGGGCGTCAGGACAGACGAGAAGCCGCCGCCGAAGCGGTGGATCGACGAGTACCGCCCTGCCCCGTACCGCCGGCCAGCGGAAGCCGAGGCACTTGCAGCAACTCTCAAACTCAAGGACGAGGACACATGACCACCACCACCGACGAGTACCCGCTGACCGCCCGCCAGGCCGAGGTGCTGGAGTTCATCCGTGCGAACTCTGGCATGTACGGGCCGACCATCCGGCAGATAGCCGCCGCCATTGGCGTGAACAACGTCACCGGCGTCGTGGGCCATCTGCGGGCCCTTGAGAAAAAGGGCTACATCCGCCGCACGCCGAACGTGGCCCGAGGAATCGAGGTGATCCGTGCGGACTGACGTACCTCCACCGCCACCGTCGCCTGGCGTGCTCGCCTCAATGTGTGCCCGCCACGCATGGTCGGACGACATCGACGACACGAGCCGGCAGCTCCTGGAGTGGGCCGCCGACGTGATCCGGCTATGCGTCAGCCAGAGCCACCGATCGGCAAGCCGGGCCGAGAAGCTCGAGGCCGAAAACGAAACGCTCAAGGCGTACATCGTGGCGATCGGGATGGAAGACAAGGGTGGCCTATGACCATCAGCGACTTCGTGTGGATTGCGACCGGCGAGATTCTCCTCGCCATCACGTTTGCGGTGGGTGTTTTCACAGGATTGGCTCTATCACGAAAGGATTCGACATGACGACTGCGACCAAGACCAAGACGGGCGGTATCACGCTGGACGCGGCGACGCTGAAGGCGGCTTTGTTCGACGTGCTGCGCGCGGTGCCTGCGAAGTCGCCGAAGCCCGTGCTGCAGAACGTGCGGCTCGGCGACGGGCTTCTCTCGGCGACGGACCTCGAGGTGCGGATCGACCGGGAGATCGACTACCACGGCGATGCGATCCTGCTGCCGGCGGCGAAGTTGGCGGCGATCCTGAAGGCGGCTGCCGGTGACGAGGTGACGCTGACGCCGAAGGGTGCGACCATCGTCGTCAAGGTGGGCCGGGGCTCGTGGACGCTGCCGACCGAGGACGCTGCGGAGTTCCCTGCGGACGCCACGGGCGAGCTCAAGGCGGTGTGCCGGCTGCCTGCGGACCAGTTCCGGCGGGCCGTCCATGCGACGGCGTACGCGTGCGACAGCGAGTCGTCCCGATTCGCCCTCGGCGGCGTTCTGATCGACGTGACGAAGGGCAATCCGACCTGGGTGGCGACTGACGGCCGGCGGCTCTCGTGCGTGGAGACGGAGACTGACCAGGCGGTGGACGACTCGCAGACCATCGTGCCGGCTCGGGCCGTGCTCGTGGCTGCGACGCTCGCCCACGGCGAGGGCAGCGTCCAGGTCGAGGCCAACCGCAGCGACGTGCGGTTCACCATGGACGGTGCGACCGTGACGGCGAAGTTGCTCGACGGCAAGTTCCCCCGGTGGCGTGACGTGGTGGGCGAGGTCGATGGCGACCCGAGCGTGCTGCAGGTTGCCGAGCTCCTGTCGGCGGTGCAGTCGGCGGCCATCGTCACGAGCGAGCAGTCGAAGGGCGTCGATCTGACGTGGTCCGCGTCTGGCGTCGTCATCTCGGGACGCTCGAGCGAGTACGGCGAGAGCAAGGTGAAGTGCGACCTTGTGACGCCGGGCTCGACCTCGGCGACGAAGCTCGACCCGCGATTCCTGTCGCAGTTCCTGGCCCACATCCCGAGTGACGAGGAGCCGCAGGTGGACGTGTACGCCACGGATCCCCAGAGCCGGGTGCTGCTCAAGTGTGGGCCGTACACGGGCGTCATCATGCCCCTTGCTGCGGAGTGACGACGATGCAGCTCGACATCTTCACACAGGTGCAGGCCCGGCCGCCGCGCAGTCGCCGCAAGGTGACTGTGTCGGTGCCGGATCTGTACCGGGTCTGGTCGAACACGTCGATGAGTCGCGCCGACGTGTGCCGTGAGTTGGGCGTGACGGACGGGCAGCTGAAGAAGCTCGTGGACCGTCACAAGCTGCCGCCGCGCGTGTTCGTGGGCCACGGCGAGGAAAAGGCCCGACCCGACGACTGGGGCGAGCCGCCGGCAGACGAGTCTCTCGAGCTGTCGTCGTGGGTGCAGGGCCGCATCCGCGAGCTCGGGCTGGCTGGATCGTGGCAGCGAGGTGACGTATGAGCCCGTGGCTGATCGCACTGACTGGCGTGATCTACGTGTGGGTGGCCGGCGACCTGGCGTGGCATGGCAAGCATGGTCTCGCCATCGCCTACGCCGGGTACGCGGCGGCGAACGTGGGGCTGTACATGGCGGCGAGAGGATGAGAACGCCAGCGATCAGCGGCATCGAACACAGGAGCGACCATGGCAGACGAGGTAGATGAGATGTCCGTTGGATCGCGTGGTTCTCGCAGCCGAGATGTTTGCGAGTGGCTTGGGTGTGCCGTGTTGGGGGAGGAGTTTGATTTGAGATTGCTCCAATCCGCCAAGGCCGAGATCGAACGACTGCGGCTCACCGACGCGGAGCGGGAGGCGGTCAAGTTCTACTCGGAAGCCGGCGTATATTGGTCTACGGGCGGCGGCGTCAAACACGCGAGGACTCTGCTGGGGTTGCTGCATCGGACGAAGTGACGCTATTGAGCGAAAGTGAAGACGTAGAACGCCAGCGATCAGCGGCTCGTCCGCTGTAAGAAAAACACATCATGTTTGCTAACGATTGCAAATGAAAGCCACGCTCGAATTCGCATTGCCCGACGACCAGGGCGACTTCGATCGCGCCCGGCTCGGCCCGCTGGCCATCTCGACGCTCTGGCAGATCGACCAGCATCTGCGGTCGCTCCTGAAGCACGGCGAGCCGACGCCCGAGGTGCGAGATTTGGCCGAGACGATCCGCAACATGATCCCGGCGGAGCTGCTGGACGTTTGACACGCTCGCGATGCTGCGGGCATGGCGATCACGTTCAGCGTGCCAGGCGACCCCGTGCCGCAGCCACGGCCACGAGTCTCGACTGCGGGCGGGTTTGCGCGGGCGTACGTTCCGGCACAGCATCCGGTGCATGCGTACCGCCAGGCGGTCGCCGCCGCTGCTCGAGCTGCCGGGGCCGGCGTTCACGGCGAGCCCGTGGACGTGGTGATCGACCTTGTGTTCGCCCGCCCAAAGTCGCACATGCGGAAGTCGGGCGTGAAACCGGACGCACCCAAGACGCCACGAATTGACCTCGACAACTGCGCGAAGGCCGTGCTGGATGCACTGAACGGCGTGGCGTGGGAAGACGACTCGCAGGTCACGCGGCTGGTGGTCGGGAAGACCTACGGCACCGATGGGCGCACGACCGTGCGAATAACGTGAACGTCGAAGACTGCCTGCTGCACTCGCTGGACGGCGTCGCCAGGGGTCACGCCCTGGACGTTGGCGCGAACGTCGGCCAATGGACGCACATGCTGGCGGCCGAGTTCGCGTCGGTCACGGCGGTCGAGGCCGACGAGCGTGCGTACGCCGTGCTGCGCGGCCGCCTGCCGGGCAACGTCGTCGCCATCCACGGAGCGGCGTGCGACTACCACGGAGCGGCCAGGCTGTACCAGCGTCCGTCGTCGGAGCAATCGTCGCTCTTGCAGGCGCACCCAATCGGAGCGAGCGACTGCGGGTCCGCGCCGGTTCAAGAGCGTGTGATCGTCAATGCGTTCACGCTTGACGACCTGTGCCCAGGCGGCGCGGACTTCGTGAAGATCGACATCGAGGGTGCCGAGGCCGTGGTCTTGTCAGCAGCGCCGGCGACGACCTGGAGCCGGGCCACGTTCGTGGTCGAGTGCCATGACACTTTTGCCGCTGTCAGCGAGCAGCTACGGCGGCTTGGCAAATCGGTGGAGTTGGTGCGGCATCCGCATGCGACAGCACACCCAGGCCACTGCTGGGCGATTGGCAGGCCGGGAGCAACCAATGAAAGTCCCTGACCACCTGATCTATCCGATCGACTACTTCGCGGACGACTTCAAGATCCTGCACGACATCGGCGAGCAGGTGTGGTCCGACGCCAGCGTGGCGTTTGTGGGCCTGGCCCGCAACTGCGCCCAGCACCTCGAGGCCAATCTCGGCAGACTGCTAGGGCTCGTGCAGAACTGCGGCCAGTGGCAGCTGCACGTCGAGACAAACGACAACACAGACGACACCGATCAGGCGCTGCTCGACTTCTGTGCGGCTTACCGGCAGGCGACGTTCACAAGCCAGCGACTTGGGCGTGCTCAGTACGGTGCCGAGTTCGCCGGCCGTCGCACGCAGGCGCTGGCCGAGTACCGCACGGCGTGCCAGCGATGGGTGCAGGAACACGCCCGGTACGCGGACTTCGTCGTCGTGATCGACTTCGACGCTTGGGGCGGTTGGAGCCACGCCGGTGTGATGCACGGCGTCGGTGCGTTGCAGTTGACCCCCGATGCCTGTGGCATGGCCAGCGTGTCGCTGCTCGAACACACTCATGTGACTATGGGCGAGAACAACACGCCCAAAGTCGCGCCCGGCTGGCTGCACTACGACGCCTGGGCCCTGCGGCTGAACTCGGCGTGGGATGACTACACCGCCGGGCAAGGCGGCTGGAAGCACTCCTGGCTGCCGATGGTGGGCTCGCCGCCCGTGCCTGTCGTGTCTGCGTTTGGCGGCATGGCGATCTACGACACGCACGCTTACCTGAAAGGCACATACGACGGCAGCGACTGCGAGCATGTGCCGTTCCACGTCACGATGGCGAAGGCGACGGGGCAGCGACTGTACCTCGACCCGGCCATGCGGATGGTGATGCACTGGCTGCCGGAGGCCGACGATGGCGGGCAACACCGCAACGATTAGCGTGGCGGCCTTTCGCGTGGACTGGAGCACGCACATGCCCATGCGGGCATTGTGCGAGCGGTGGACGATCACCCGCGACCAGGTCATTCGCCTCGCCGAAGTGTGGCATCTGCCGCGCCGGCACGACCGGAAGCTGCGGGCAAAGCCCGTGCGTCAGCGCGACCCGACGACGACCGAGATTCAGCAGGCGTGCCTGGCCATCCAGGCGACTTGGGACGACCGCACGCGGGAGGAACGGCGTGTCACCAAAACTCGGTCGTTCATCGTCGGCCCGCTCAAGGTTCCCGACGACGTGCGCGGATTCGTGGACGACTTGAACCGCGAGGTGCAGTGGTGAAATCGCCGCGAGACTACGTCGAGCGTCGCCTCGTGATCGAGTACGGGCGGCGGTACATCTACGCCTATATGACCAGCGGCGACGGCAAGATCGTGGGCGACAACGAGGAATCCTGGCAGCAGCCGTATGTGCTGGACATCAGCGAAGTTCGTGAGGAGGCCAAGGATCTCTACGACTGGATCTGGCAGCACATGACGGACGCCGTGAACGGCACGCTGCAAGAGGGGGACGAGGACGCGCCAGAATCGGACTAGGAGGACACGCCATGCCACAGTTCGAAATGACGGCCCAAGAGCAGGCCCAGTACGGCAACACGCTCAACATCTGGCAGGCGATCAAGCTCCTGCAAACGTGGTCGCCGCTGATTGCCTACGGCCAGCGGTTCGTGCAGACGGTTGACCCGTATGCAAAGAGCCTGATCGTGAGCGAAGCCTGCGAGTGGCTGGCGTCGAAGACGGACGCCACGACTGACGACCAGCTCGTGCGGCTCCTGGCCGACGTGGCCAAGACGAAGGAGGGCGAGCAGCTCATCCGGTTTTGCCTTCTACAAGCGGGCGTTGCGTGATGAACGATGAAAGCCTCATTCGCCTTGCCGCCGTGGTGGCGGCGGCTGCTTTGCTGGCCGCACCCTACTGGGAGCGGATCGCTGGCTGGCTCGCTCAGGCCGCCGCAGCCGCCGGCCAGCACCGCGCCACCCTCGGGCGAATCGCCGCAGCCGGCCTGATCGTGGCCGCAGCGTGGGGCAAGTTGCCAATGCCGTCGTTCAGCCCAGTGTCAGTGCCGAGCGTCACGGTGCCCGAGCCCAGCAAGCAGCTGCGGGACAGCGTCGGGCCCATCGCCACCGCCCTCGGCACACTCTCGCCGGCAGACCGGGCCCTGTGGGCGGCGACCTGGGCGAAGGCCGCCCTAGTGGTCGAGGCCGAGGGTGCCACAAGCGTGGCGGTGTTCACCGACACGCCGGCACTGCGGGCGTTCACCGTCACGACGCTCGACATCGCTTGGCGTCGGATCGGCGGGCACGCCCCAGGGGCCGTAGCTGGGCTCAAGGAGGCTGTCGAGGCGTCGATGAAGTACGCCCTCGGCCTGGACGCCGTGCCCGTCACAGCCGACGTGCGGGCCCGCTACGCCGAGGTGGCCAGAGCCATCGCCTGGGCCGGCACGAGGTGACGCATGGCCGAGCCTCATGCCTTTGGCTACGAACCCGATCCCGCTGGGGCCGAGGCGTTCGTCTCCACCTTGCCGCATCCCACGCTGGCTACCGCGGCACCGGGATTCCGGGCTGACGAGAAGCGCGAGGTCATGCTGTACCCGGCCCTGCTGGAGTGTTTACCTGGCTGGCGTCGTGGCTCGCAGGGCAACGTTGGTTCGTGCGTCGGGTGGGGCGCGAGCCTGGCCGTGGATCTCGTGGCAGCGTGCGACGTGGTGTACCGCAAGGAGCCCGAGGTCATGCGGGCCCGGACAATCGAGTCGAGCCTGTACGGGTTCAGCCGGGTCGAGGCCCGCGGGCAGAAGGTCAACAATGGCGGCGACGGCTCGACGGGGTTCCACGCTGCGAAGTCGATCCGCGACTTTGGTGCCCTGCACTACGGCATCGACTACGGCGGCGTGGTGATCGCGGAGGCCGACAAGGCCCAGCGCGACCGCACCTGGGGCCGAATGGGCGTGCCCGACGAGCTCGAGCCGTTTGCCAAGCTGCGGCGGTGCAGCGAGACGACGCTCGTTGTGGATTTTGAGCAGGCCGCCGCAGCTATCCAGAACGGTTTTGCGTGCGTGGTCTGCAGTGGCCAAGGCTTTTCCATGTCACGGGACGACATGGGATTCTGTCGCCCTGGTGGGGTTTGGTGGCACGCGATGGTTCTGGCGGCTGTGCGCTGGGGCAAGCGACCTGGGCTGCTCTGTTTCAACTCATGGGGCGACTCCAACACCGTCGGCAAGCACTACCCCGAGACGATGCCCGTCGTCGTCCGCAACTGCTCGTTCTGGATCGACGCCGATGTATGCACGCGGATGCTCTCAGGCCGCGACTCCTACGTCTACGCCGGCTACAGCGGCTTCCAGCCGACGCAGCTGCCCGACTGGACTGGAGGCACGCTGTGACGCCGTGGCGCTGGCTGGTGCTGTTGGCCCTGACGCTCGTGGGCTGCGTCGCCAGCATCCCGAACGACCCGACGATCTCTGCCGACCTGGCCGCCGAGACGGCTCGTGCGGTGATGGCCCTGCGTCGCGAGCAGCCGCCGGCCCCGGCCCCGAAGCCGGGGGACAAGTGCGAACCGTGCAACGGCACGGGCAAGCTGCCAACGGATGGCCGCGTCGTCGTTCCATGTGGCGCGTGCGGCGGCACCGGGAAGGTGCGATGACGCTCGCGCAAACGAAGGGCTACGTCTGGCGTCGCCTCGGCGTGCGGAAGCACCTCGTCGGCCGTGCCGTGGTTGACGACCTGGTCGTGCTCGCGATCGAGAACTGGGCCGGGGCCTTTCTGAACTACTGCCAGAACGACAACGACCGCCGCATGGTGTGCGGCGTGATCCTCGACAACATGCGACGCAGCCACCAAGTCGTGAGCGGGAAAGACCCGGCAGAGTACGGGGTTGTGTGGGCGTTCATCCTGCAAGCGGTCGCGAGTGCCGTGGTACAAGTGCTGCTGCGGTGGTGGCTTGAGCGCCGGGCGAATCGCGTGCTGCTCCTGGCCATGAAAGCGGAGCTGACGACGTGACCACCGAGACAAAAGACACGCTGCTGTCGGTGCTCCGCGACTATGGATTCGCAACCGTGCTGGCGATTGCGCTGCTCTGGGTCGGCAGGCAAGACGTAATTCTGCCGATGGTCGAGGCACACCGAGAGTTCCTACGGGACGTTGCGGCCACGCAAAAGGAAATCAGTGCGGCGATTAGCGAGCAGACCCGCCTGCTCTATGCCCTCCAACCACGATCACCCAAAGAACCCGATGGAGCGAACTGATGGCGACGTATGAGCAACTGCCAGGCACGCTGGGGCTGGCGTTCAGGCGCGGTGATTTCGTCTCCACGCTGATCGACTTCGACCCGGTGTCGTTCACGGGCCAGACCGTATCGGCCACGCTGGTTTCGTCTGTCAGCGGGCTGACCGTGGCACCGATCACGGTGTCGTTTGCCAGCGCGTCGGCGGGACAGGTCACCATTTCGCTCAGCAAGGAAGCGACTCTCGCGCTGGCGGCCGGAACGTATCGCTGGAACCTCAAGGCGACGGACGGCACGGCCGTGCGAACGTACCTCGACGGCTATGTGGAAGTGAGCGGCTGATGGGCATCAGCGTCTCGACATCGAAGCAGAGCGTCACGGCTACGGTGAACGACCAGACCGTGAAGGCGTCGGTCGCTGGCGGCAATACGTCGTCGGCTACCGTCACAGCCGGTTTTGGGGCTACAGGAGCACAGGGCCCGTCTGGCGTGGTCAACGTGACCGCGCCCATCACGAACACGGGCACGGCTTCCGCGGCCGACATTGGCATCTCGCTGGGCGAGGGCCTGTCGGTGTCGAGTGGCAGCCTGCGGGTGACGCCGGGCACATACGCAACGCTCGTCGGCGGCACGGTGCCGTCGGCCCAGTTGCCGAGCTATGTTGACGACGTGCTCGAGTTCGCGAACGTCGCATCGCTGCCGGTGACGGGCGAGTCGGGCAAAATCTACGTCGCCCTGAACACGGGTCGCATCTACCGCTGGAGCGGTTCGGCGTACTTCGAGATCAGCACGCCGCCGGCCAATACGGACGCGGTGCCAGAGGGTTCTAGCAACCTGTATTTCACGAACGCTCGGGCCCGCAACTCGTTCGGCACCGGCACGACGGGCCAGGTCGTCGCTTGGAGCGGCAGCGAGTGGACCGCTGGCACCGTGGCCATCGCCAGCGTCACGGGACTGCAGACCGCCCTCGACGGCAAGGCCGCGTCGTCGCACAACCACGACGCCTCCGCGATCAACGCCGGGACGCTCGGGGCGGATCGCCTGCCACTGGCGTCGGCGAACACGCGAGGCGCGGTGCGAATCGGTAACGGCGTCAGCATCGACGGCAACGGCGTGATCTCGGTGTCGGGTGGCGGTGGCAGCAGTTACGACCAATCACTGAACAAAACCGACTCGCCGACGTTCGCTGGCCTGACGCTGGGCGACGGCGGAAGCATTGTCGCAGATATAGGTGACAGCCTCATCGGCCTACAAATCGACCCATTTGCAATTGATCCGTTTCTGCAAATTTCTGCCTACAGCGACCAGACGATTCTGGACACGCTTGTTGTTGGCGTCCGCGCGAGCGATGAATCGGCGTTTATCCAGAGTTCGGCCAACAGGCTCCGCGTTGAGCAGAGCGGCGGCGGCCTCGGCGATCTCACGCTCGCCGGTATCAAGTTTGCCGACGACAGCCAACAGACAACGGCATGGACTGGAGGCGTTGACGCCGCGAACGTCACCGGGCTGGCGACGGTGGCGACCTCCAACTCGTACGACGACCTAGACGACCAGCCGTCGTTGTTCGACGGGGACTACACATCGCTCACGAACGTCCCGTCTACCTTCGCACCCGTCACGGCATCCAGCAGCGTGATCGGCGGCGTCCGCGTCGGCACAGGGCTCTCCATTGACGGCGACGGCATCCTGTCGGCGAGTGCCGTGGCCTACGCCGTCCGCAGCGACACCGTGTCGGGCGTGTCGTACATCGGCCGCGCCCTGTCTGGCAGCGCGACGAGCGCGAGCGTGTGGACGATCCGCCGAACCACCGTTGCCGCCGCTGGTACGGTGACGACGGCGACGGCCACAAGCGTCAAATGGGACGACCGACTCACAGCCTCGTATTCGTAGGAGCACGCATGAACGCCACCACGCCCGTGACCATCAACGGCCAGACCTACCCGGTGTGGCAGATTTCGCTCGCCATCTCGCAGACGCTCAAAGCCGACGGCTCGCAGCCGATCTCGTTTGCCCTGCGATGCGTGCCGTCCCGCGTCGCGGACGACGGCACAGTATCGACGCTCGACTCGGCTGCCGTGACAGTGCTGCGGGGCAGCGAGACAGAGATCAGCGACCCCGTGGAGCAGGCGGCGTTCGCCGCCGTGCAGCAGGCGGTGGTCGGCTACCTCGTCGCCAAGGGGTTGTGAAATGCCCACCTATTACGCCCGCAAGGCAGCCAATATCGACGCCGCAGACATCTGGGCGACAACGCCAACTGGCACGGCTGGCGCGGTGACGTTCGTAGCGGGCGACGTTCTGGTTGCGAACTCGTTCACCGTCACCGTCAACGTGACCACCAACCTGGGCGCGACAGGCGAGGTGCGTAACGACACCACGGGCGGCGCGACAAACGGTGGATCGTTCTCGCTGTCGAACGGCATCACGCTCACGGCAAACATCATCAGCGGCACGGCCGCGAGTACCTCTTGCGCGACGCTTGCTAGCACGGCGAGTGCGACGGTGGTTGGCAACATCACGGGCGGGCCAGCGGGAGGGTCGTCGTCTCATGGCATGACGCACTCGGGCAGCGGCACGCTGACGATCACTGGCAACGTGACTGGCGGCGGTGCCACGTCCTGCACCGGGATCAGCGCCACCTCGTCTGGGGCAGTTGTCGTCACCGGCAACCTTACCGGTGGTTCTGCCACTGGAGCGCACGGCATATCGCGTTCTAGTAGCGGTTCGCTGACCGTGACCGGCAACGCCACTGGCGGATCGGCGGAAGCGCATGGCTTGTCAACGGCCAGCAGCAGCACGGCGACGGTGACCGGCACGGCCACTGGCGGGACTACTGCGAGCGGGCATGGAATCTCTGTAGCGTCTTCCGGCGCGACTACGCTGACAGGGACTGCTGTTGGCAACGTCGGAGCCGGGATGTCTGTATCCACAGGCGCAGGCGGAGCAAATACGGCGACGCGAGCCAAGGGCGGCTCATCGTCAAATAGCGCCGTTGGTGTGTCGCAGGCTGGCAACGGCGTCGTCAGCGTCCAGGAGGTCGAGTGGGGCGACCTCGGGGCGTCTCCGACCAGCGGCGCGATCCGGTTTACGAGCAACACCAGCAACGTCGCCCTGATCTACATACCGTCAGCGGCGAAGAAGACGTTGGTGGATGCCAACGCGGGCGGGCTGATGCCAGCGGCGTCGAATGTCCGCTCGGGCGTCGTTTACAACGGCGGCAACAGCACCGGCACCTGCGCCGTGCCAGGAGCCGCAAGCGTGCTGGTTGGCGTTGCCGTAGACAACACGGTTGGCACGGCGGCCGTCGCGTCCGCGGACATCCAATCAGGCTGTGCGGCAGCACTGTCGGCGTTCTCGTCGGGCAGGCTGGCGAACGTCGCCACCGTGGCGAGCACGGGGCAGCAACTCGCGGATGCGTTGAGCCAGTGAGCATGACATCACTGCCGGATGATGTGGCGCGGATCATCATTGGAGAGAGCACGGTGATCGTAGACGGGGTGGACAAGCCCGCCGTGTACTTTGAAAACGCCGATATAGCGGTGGCAGAGTCGCTCGGCGGCGAGATGCTGGTTACGCCGTGAGATAGGCGAGGGCGTGATGCCGCAGCGAATCCCCACGCATAGGCCGCCGAGGCTGCGAACGGCACGCACCAGGCGTGACGATACGGCTCGGCCCAATGCAGCAGCTCGAGGCTACTGCGACAAGGCACATAAGCACTGGCGTCAGGCTGTGCTGAACCGATGCGCGTGGCAATGCGTGGACTGTGGGCGCGTGGCTCATGGACGCGAGATGCACGCCGATCACGTTGTGCCAATCAGCCAAGGTGGGGCACGCTATGACGTGGCCAATGGCGAGGCTAGGTGCGTGCGATGCCATGGCAGGAAGACACGGCAGGAGCAGAACGCTAGCGCCCTGCCACGCTCGTAATCATCTCGGACAGCTCGCCCTTGCTCACGTCATCAGGTACATCAATGCCCAGCTTCATGGCATACGCCAGCTGCTTCTCTGATGGCCTGTCGCGACGCCAGGCGTTGGGCCTGCGAGGGAACGAGAAGGCACCACCCACTAACCACAGCACACTCAGTGCAGCAACAACAGCGTTGAACTTGAATAGCACCATGCCCAGCATTGCTAAGCCTGAGCCGAGCATGATGAATGCAGCGATGGACCGAACGAGCCAGATGGCTTTAGTCTTCATGCGATTGAACCTCGAGGCGAATGGGAAGGAATGATAGCAGGGGGCCACCCCTCCTACCCCCTACCCCCAGGCGTGGGGGGGGTGCCATATATCATCATGGGTTGCGTTTATATAAACCCCGGGTGTGTGCTGTGGGTACGTTTGGTTGAAATTGGAAGTTGGATTTTGCCGTATGGGTAGGGGCCGTAAGCCGACGCCTAAACAAATCCTTAGCCTGCGTGGCAGCCGCATTAGGGGGCCGCACGCGACCGGCATCGACGCGCCGCCGGGCGTTCCGCAATCCCCCGCGTGGCTGTCGGACATTGCCCGCGCCGAGTGGGAGCGGATCGTGCCGATGCTCGAGGCGTCAAAGGTAATGAGCCCGCGCCACCAGCAGACACTCGCGGCGTATTGCGATTCGTTCGCCGACATGGTGCAAGCCGATCAGGAGCTCAAGGCCAACGGCACCACGTTGATGGACGACAAGGGTAGGGTATCGAATCATCCCGCGTGGAATCGGAAGCGTGACGCACGGAATCAGATGCTGAAGTTTGCGGCCGAGTTTGGCTTGACTGCTTCGGCGTTGTCGAGGGTGTCTGCCGTTGACCAAGGCCCGCAAGAAAACGAAGACGACGCCCGCATGTTCGCTTGATGCGAAGGCTGCGGAAATCGCAGTGCGGTTCTTTGAGGAGAACCTGACGCACGCGAAGGGAGAGCTCGGCGGCAAAGCGTTCCTGCTCGAGCCGTGGCAGAAGGACTACGTCGGCCGTCTCTTCGGCACAATGAAAGGCGAGGTGCGGCAGTATCGCACGAGCCTGCTGGCGATCCCCCGCAAGAACGGCAAGAGCACACTGTGTGCGGGGATCGCACTGAAGTTGATGTTTGACGGCGAGCCGGGGGCCGAGATCTACTCGTGCGCCGCTGATCGCGACCAGGCCCGGCTCGTCTTCGAGATGGCGAAGGTCTGCGTGGAGAACTCGCCGAAGTTGCGGAGCCGCCTGCGGGTGTTTCGCAATTCCATCGTGCGGGAGGACACGCACAGCACCTACAAGGCACTGTCGGCCGAGGCGTTCACCAAGCACGGGCTGAACGCTCACGGCATCATCTTCGACGAGCTGCACGCCCAGCCCGACCGGGAACTGTGGGACGTGATGACCACGAGCACCGGGGCCAGGCGGCAGCCGTTGTGCGTGGCGATCACCACGGCGGGCTTCGACCGCAAGAGCATCTGCTGGGAAATCTGGCGTTACGCCCTGGCCGTGCGAGACGGGGCGATCAAAGACGAGACGTTCCTGCCTGCGATCTACGCCGCCGATCCCGAAGACGACTGGACGAAGGAAGAGACCTGGCGGAAGGCAAACCCGAACCTCGGCGTGAGCGTGAAACTCGACGACCTGCGGGTGCGGTGCAAGCGTGCCCAGGACATGCCGAGCGAAGAGAACACCTTCCGGCGGCTGCACCTGAACCAGTGGACCGAGCAGGATACTCGCTGGCTGCGAATGGAGCACTGGGCACAGGGCAACAAGCCGTGCCCGGTCATGCTCGACGGCCGGGAGTGTTTCGCGGGCCTCGATCTCGCCAGCACGTTTGATACCACCTGCTTCTGCCTGCTGTTCCAGTTGGACGACGGCACCTTCTGGGTGGAGCCGCACTTCTGGATCCCAGAGGAGAACATGCGGGAGCGGGTAAAGCGGGACCGCGTGCCGTACGACCAGTGGGCGAAGGAAGGAAAGCTGCACCTGACGCACGGCAACGTCACGGACTTCGACCAGGTGCGGGCTGACATCATGGCTCTGACCAAGAAATACAACATCCGGCAGGTGGCGATTGACCGCTGGAACGCGACCCAGCTGGCCACGCAACTGCAAGGCGATGGGGTCAACGTCTTAGGCTTTGGGCAAGGTTACGGCTCGATGAGTTCCGCAGCGAAGGCCCTTGAGGCGGCCTGCGTAGCGGGGCGACTGCACCACGGCGGGCATCCCGTCTTGGCGTGGCAGGCGTCGAACGTGGCAATCCAGCAGGATCACGCCGGAAACATCAAGCCCAGCAAGGCGAAGAGCAACGAACGCATCGACGGCATCGTGGCGTTGACGATGGCCCTCGGCATCCACGCGACGGCAACCGCCCCGCCGCCTGAGCAATCCTGGGACATCATCACGCTATGAGTGACCTTCTCGCCGATCACCGGATGCTCGAGCTCCGCGGCATTGACTGGTCCGAGGTGAGCAGCAACCGGACGCCTTCTGGCATCCGCGTCACCGCAGACAATTCGATGGCCTGCTCGGCCTACACGGCCTGCATCCGGGTCATCTCTGACGCCGTCTCGTCGTTGCCGCTCCACGTCTACGAGCGGCTGGCCAACGGCGGCAAGGCCAAGGCCGCTACGCATCCGGTGTACCGGCTCCTGCACATGCAGCCGAACCCGTGGCAGACGGCGCAGGAGTTCCGGGATTGGATGACCGGCATGTACCTCCACTACGGTGCGAGCTACGCCGAGATCCGACCTGGTGCTCGAGGTGCGATCTCGGAGCTGTGGCCGCTGCACAGTTCCCGCATGGAGTGCGAGCGGCTTGAGAACGGCACGCTGCGGTATCTGTACCGCGAGCCCAACGGCCGGCAGACCGTGTATTCGCAGGAGCAGATCTTCGCCCTGCGGTTCACGACCGAGGACGGCGTGCGGCCGATCCCGACGTACAAGATTTTTCAGAACGCCATTGGCCTGGCCCAGGCTCTTGAAGCCCACGGCAGCACATACTTCGGCAACGGTGCCCGGCCCGGCATCGTGCTGGAGTCAGACAACCCGATCCCGGCCGAGGCTGCCGAGCGGCTGCGGGAGCAGTGGGAGCGGATGCACCGGGGCAGCGACCGGGCGTTTCGCACGGCGGTGCTGCCCAACGGCGTGAAGGCCCACGAGCTCAGCGGCAGCAACGAAGCGGCCCAGTTCCTTGAGACGCGGCAGTACCAAGTGATTGAGATCTGCCGGGCGTTCCGCGTGCCTCCGCACATGATTCAGGATCTCACCCGCTCGACTTACTCAAACATCGAAGTTCAGGGCACGGAGTTCGTGCAGCACTGCCTGCTGCCGCATCTGAAGCGGTGGGAAGCCGCGATCAGCCGCGACCTGATCGTGGACGACGAGACCTACTTCGCCGAGCACAGCGTGAGCGGCCTGCTGCGTGGCGACCACGCCAGCCGGTCGGCCTACTACGTTTCAGCGCTCCAGAACGGCTGGATGACGATCAACGAGATCCGCGAGCTCGAGAACCTCAATCCCATTGGGCCTGACGGCGACAAGCACTTCGTGCAGCTGAACATGACCACGCTCGACAAGGTGGGCGAAGAGCAGCCGGCACCGGAGTCGATGCCCGCGCCCGTCGCGGATGTGGAGGATTCACCGGAAGACGACACAGAAGACCAGGCCGAAGAGGAGGACAGCACCAATGGAAATTGAACGCCGCGACTTTGCCTTCGAGGAAGAGAACGAGCTGATCGTCGAGAGCCGGGCCGATGGCCGGGCCGCGATCATCGGCTACGCCGCCGTCTACAACCGGCTTTCCCTCGACCTCGGCGGGTTCCGCGAGGAGATTCTGCCGGGTGCCTTCGACAAGATCCTGAACCGCCAGCGGGGCAAGAGCGACGTGGTGGCCCTGTTCAACCACGACAGCAACATCGTCCTGGGCCGTTCCTCGTCTGGCACGCTTGAGCTCTCGTCTGACGAGAAGGGGCTGCGGTACGTCGTGACGCCGCCCGTCAGCCGGGCCGACGTGCTGGAACTCATCCAGCGGCGTGACGTGCGTGGCTCGTCGTTCGCTTTTACGGTGGACCCGAAGAACGAGTCGTTCCGCACTGCCGAGGATGGCAAGGCAGTTCGCCAAATCCGCGAGGTGTCTGGCCTGTACGACGTGGGCCCGGTGCTGGTGCCAGCGTATCCGCAGACCTCGGCCGGCGTCGCCATGCGGTCCTACGAGGCGTGGCTTTCATCGCAGGCCACTCCCGAGCCTGCGGCCCAGGCGGACTGCTCGCGTTCGGCCCTGCGGGGCGTCGCCGCCGCCTGGGCCGCCATTCTCCGGCTGAAGCATGTCTGAGCCACGCTGCACATGCGGTGAACGTCTTCGGACCCGCAGCAGCCGCGCGTGCGGCGACGAGCGGCAGCGGTATCTGCGTTGCCCACGGTGCGGACAGCGTGCGGTGGCGTTTGTGAAAACAACACTTTCCGCAATCCGCTTCTGCAAGGCTCCACGCCCGTAGTGGCATCGTGGACTCCATCGGCAATACCGCCGGCGGAGATCACACACAGTGGACAACCTCAAGAAGCTTCAGGACGAGGCCGTTACCCTCGCCGACCGGATCGACGCCGTGCGGGCGATCGAGAGCACCGACGCCGACAAGATCGCGGAGCGTGACCTCGAGCTCGAGACGCTCAACGCTTCGGCCGAGAAGCTCGCCAAGAAGATCGACTTTGAGAAGTCGGTGTCCGAGTCGGCGAAGAACCTGCGGGCGGTCGTTGACCGCTGTGCCCCGGCTCCCGAGGTGACCGAGGAGCGGAGCGAGAAGGTCCGCGTCGAGGCGGTGCCGTTCTCGGGCAAACTGCGTGCGTTCCAGAACGCCAAGGACGCCTACAGCGTCGGCATGTGGTTCAAGGCCAAGGCGGGCGATGTCGATGCTCGTCGGTGGTGTGCTGACCACGGCGTCGAGGCGCGTGCCCAGGGTTCGACCGGCGCTACGACTGGATCGAGTTTCGTGCCTGATGTCCTGTCGTCGGCCGTCATCCGGCTGGTCGATCAGTACTCGGCCTTCGCCCAGAACGCCAGCAACGTCACGATGCCCTCCGATGTGGTGCTCTTCCCGCGCCGCACCGGCGGTGCGACGGCGGCGTGGATCGACGAGAACACGGCAATCACTCCCAGCGACCCGACCTCCAACCAGGTCACGCTGACGGCAAAGAAGGTTACGGGTGCGGTGACGATCGCGTCAGAGCTCCTGCAGGACTCGATCGTGAGCATCGCCGACTGGATCGCTGCGGAGCTGGCTCTGTCGCTGTCCAACGCCATCGAGGCGGCTGCGTGGAGCGGCAATCCGTCGAATGCTCCCGGTGTCGCGGGTCTGGTGACGAGCCACGCGGGCGGTCTGATCAAGACCACTACTGCGAACAACGTCACGACCTACGACTTGGCGGCGTCGCTCGTGACGGCTGCCGGCGACGAGGTGACGGAAGTGACCCGCGCCAACTTGCTGCAGATGGTCGGCACCATCCCGCAGCACAGTCAGGCCGGTGCCAAGTGGTTCTGCAGCCCGTTCTTCTTCGCCACCTGCATGCAGGGGCTGGAGTTGGCGCTCGGCGGGGCCGTGTCGATGCAGGCCGGAATGGGCCTGACGTTCCTCGGCAAGCCGGTGGTTCTCACCGACCGCCTGCCGTCGAGCGGCGACCACACCGGGGTCGTCATGTGCCTCTACGGCGACATGGCGAACTCGAGCTACTACGGCATCCGGCAGTCGATCGAGATCGCGTCCAGCGATCAGGTCAACTTCCTGAGCGACCAGACGGTGATCCGCGCCGTGGCCCGCGTGGCGATCAACCACGCCAACCTCGGCACCTCGACCGTCGCCGGCCCGATGATCGCCCTGGTCGGTGCGTGAGCCTCACGGCTTGACGCGACGTGCAAACTGGGCGGGCCGCTCCAAACGGGGCGGCCCGCTCTCGTTTGCGAGGTCTGCATGATCGTCAAAGTCGGGAACACTGATTGCGACATCCGGGTGGAGGCCGTCATGAGCGTGCCTCGGCTCGGGTTCATGGACAACTTCTACAGTTGGGCCCAGGTGCTGATGCCGCTGGGCATCCGGCCCACCAAGGTCACTGGGGCCTACTACGGTCAGTGCATGACCCGTGTTTTTGAGACGTTTATCGACAAGTGCGAATACCTGCTCACCATCGACTACGACACGTTCTTCACCCGCGAGGACGTAGAGCAGCTCTTCGCATTAGCGATGACCTTCCAGTGCGACGCCATCACCGGGCTGCAAACCAAACGGGAGGACGGGCGGCCGATGCTTACGCTAAAGGGCACGCTCGACAACCCGCCCGAGGACGGCAAGACCAGCCTGCCCATGAGCTGGTTCGCCGAGCCCGTGCAGGAGGTGGACACGGCGCACTTCGGCTGCACGGTCATCAGCACGGCCGCCCTCAAGCGGACGCCGAAGCCGTGGTTCTGGGAGCAAGCCGATCCGCAGGGCGGTTTCGGTGAAGGCAGAACTGACTCCGACATTGGATTTTGGAAAAGCTTCCGCAAGGCCGGAAACCGCGTCTACGTCTCGCCTCGCATCGTTCTCGGCCACGGGGAATACATGGTGACGTGGCCCGGCAAAAAGCTTGATAAGCCGGTTTTCCAATACAGCACCGAGTTCGCCAACACGATGAAACGCCCGGAAACTGCATGGAGTGTGCCCGAATGAAGAAACTGAGATTTGTAAGGTCGTGGCGTGCGTATCGCATCGGGCAGGTGGTTGAGATTCCAGGCGGGCTCGCGGCCGAGCTCGTCGCCCGCAAGGTTGCCGTCGAAGACCGCCAGGCCGAGTTCATCGAAACGGCAGCTGTCGATCCCGAAGTCGAGACGGCAGACGCCACGCCCAAACGGAGACGCCGCCGGTGAGGTTCCGCAGCATCACCCGCACGACGCAGCCGACGATCGAGCCGGTCACGCTCGCCGAGGCAAAGCAGCACCTCCGGGTAGACAGCAACGAAGACGACGCCTACATCGCCGGGCTCGTGCGGGCGGCCCGTGAGTGGGTCGAGGAGTACCTCGACCGCACGCTGATCCTGACCCAGTGGACCGTGCGAGGCGACCGCTTTCCGCCCGACAGCACGGACGAGGTCGAACTGCCGCATCCGCCGATGGCGACCGCAGGCACGGCCACGGCCATCAGCGTGACCTACACGCTCGAGGACGGCACCACGGCGGCCTACAGCACCAACCTGTTCCGGGTGGACCGCCACAGCACGCCGGGCGCGGTGAAGCCGCTGTACGGCCAGACGTGGCCTCCGCACCGCCAGGACGACAACTCGCTGGCGATTACCTACTGGGCCGGGTACGGGGCCAACTCGACCGACGTGCCGCAGGGCATCAAGAACGCCATGCTGCTCTACGTCACCGAGCTCTACGAGAAGCGTGGCAACGGCGAGCCGCCGGCCGCCGCAAAGGCCCTTCTCGACGCCTATCGGTGGGGCTCCTACACATGATCGACCCCGGCAAGCTCCGCGAGCGTGTCACGGTCCAGGTCGCCAGCGGCAGCACCAACACGCTGGGCGAGACGGTCATGGCGTGGAGCGACTCAACGAGCGTCTGGGCGAGCGTGGAAGGCGTGTCGGCCCGCGAGGCCCTGGCCCTCGGGCAGCAGGAAACGGTCGTCACGCATCGCGTGCGGATGCGGTATCTGCCCGGCCTGACGAGCCAGCATCGGTTCTCGTGGCGGTCCAGGACGCTGGAGATCGTCAGCCTGCTCGAGCACGGCAACCGCAGCGAGCACGAGGCGATCTGTGAGGAGCAGAGCTGATGGCGAAGCCCAAGCCGGATTCAACGCTCAAACTGGATTTGTATTTCCCTGACTTAGACGAGCTGCGCGCCGAGCTTAGGCGGCTGCCAAACAACCTAGCCGCCAAGCATCTTGGGGCGGCGTTGCGAAAGGCTACGCAGCCGGGTCTGACTGCGCTCCGCAAGAACACGCCAAAGGGGCCTACGGGAAACCTGCGGAAATCGATCAAGACGAAGGTGAAGACCTACCCCAAAAACGGTAACGCAGTCGGAATGGTGGGCTATTCGTGGGGCGGCGAGAACAAGGGCTACCACCAAGGATTCATTGAGTTTGGAACCAAGGAGCGAACGACCAAGAAAGGACGTTTCGCATCTAGCTGGAAGCGAAGCAGCTTGACCAATGCCAGCTACACCGCTGGCGGGTTTCGCATCATCAATGCGAAGCGAGGCCGCAACGCCGGAAAACTAGTCACGCAACCGCGTCCGCCAAAGGCGTTTTTCAAGTCGGCCAAACAAGGCGAGAACGTCAAGCTCGGCAAGATGCCAATCGGCGGCCGTACCGGCGTGCCTCCCGTGAAAACGGCGTTCACTCAATCACGGACTGCGATGGAAACAGAACTGCGGTTGCAGCTCGGAGCCCGCATCGAAAAGGCGTGGGCCGAACTTGAGGGCCGCACCAAGCGGGGCCTACAAACGACCTACAACCAATACCGCGAGCGCAAGATCATCCAACGACTTTTTGGTGGCTAGCCATGAAATCCCCCGAAGCCGTCCTCCGCGCCGCCCTGGTGGCGAACACAAACGTGACCTCGATCGTGGGCACGCGGATCTACCCGCTGCTGGCCCCGAAGACGGCGGCCCTGCCGTTTGTCGTCTGGCGTCGGGCGGGTATTAGCCGCGAGCACACCCTCGCCGGGCCGATGGGCATGCCGAACGTGAGCGTGGAAATGCAGTCGCTGGCGGCGACCTACGAAGACGCCCGCGAGGTAGCCGACCGGGTGCGTTTGGTTCTGGATGGATACGGCGGCACCGTGAACAATACAGAAGTGAAGAACGTCAGCCTCGAGAACGAGTCAGACGACTTCGTGCAGCTGGCCGGCGGCGACCTTCCTCCCGTGTACCAAGTCACGCAGACCTTTAACGTCCTCTGGCAGGAGAACTAGCTCATGTCGGTTACGCCTCATGATGGTGCGGGAACGTCCCTCACGTTCGCTAGCGCGAACTACACCGTCACCAACATCGTTTACAGCCTGGGGCAGCAGGACAACCAGCAGGACGCAATCGACGTTTCTCACCTCGGCCAGACGACCGGCCAGGCCATCACCACGATCAGCCGGCCGCTGTCTGGCACGACGGCTGCCGGCGGCACGACGGGCCGCGAGGTCACCGTTGAGTACCTCGGCAAGTCGATCATCGCGGACGGAGCTACTGGCACGCTGACGATCACCCACAGCGGCACGACGTTCCTGTCGGCGGTGGCCACGGTGGCGAGCTCGAGCGTGACGTTCGCCCTCAACGACGCCATCCGGGGTTCCGCGACGTTCCGCGTGGCCCGCTGACGCATGACGGGAGCCCGTCATGGCCAGTACGCCGCACGCTGGGTCAGGCACGACCGTAACGTGGCGTGGCAGCGCCATAGGCGAGGTGGCACAGATCCGCTACCTCGCCGGCGGCAGCCTGCCCATTGCTCGCCAAGGCGTCTTTGCCGTTGATGCCGGCACCGTGGAGGTGTCGAGCTTTGGCACTGTCTCGCTGGCCACGCAAGGGCTGAAGGGCACGCTGGCCATTACCAGCCAACTGGTCAGCGTGACCACGAAGGCCGTGCTCTTGTCGGTTGACATCGGTGCGACAGTGAACGATGCGTGGCGGACCAAGACCATTTTTCGCATCGTCCAGGAGTAGTAAGCATGGCGCTAACGGCAGATCAGATCCTCGCGGCGGATGACCTCGGCCTCAAGCAAGTCACGGTCAAGGAGTGGGGCGGCGACGTGTTCATCCGCGTGATGAGCGTCGGCGAGCGTGACTCATACGAGCGGATGTGGCTCGGCAAGAAAGATTCGGGCGTGGACAACTTCCGCACCGAGTACCTCGCGCGTGTCCTGTGCGACGAAAAGGGCGGGCTGCTGTTCACCCGCGACCAGGTCGAGAAGCTCGCCAGTAAGTCGGGCGCGGTGATGGGCCGCCTGTTCGACGAGGCACTGCGGCACAACAACATGAGCGAGGCCGATGTGGAGCAGCTGGGAAAAGGCTAGGAGCGTCGCCCACGCGGCGCTTCATGTTCGCCCTCGCTGGTCACCTGAAAATGACGGTGAAGGAACTGTCGGAGCGGATGGATTCGCAAGAACTCACGGAGTGGATGGCATACACGCGGTACTACGAGGCGCTGCCCGATGCGTGGCGGCAGACCGGGCTGACGGTCAGCGCCTTGTTGGCACCGCACTGCGAGAAGGGCAAGGCACCACGGGCGGAAGATTTCGTGCCGATTGAGAAGGCACCGCAGCACGGCGATCAGATGTTGGCACAGATTCAGATGCTCAAGGCGGCACTAGGCGGGTGATGTATGGCGACGGTCATCGGCGTCGGGATGCAGATGACGGCTTCGGCCGCCGGCATGACCGAAGGTCTGTCGGAAGGCGAGCGTGCGCTTGGGCTGCTGCAAAAGATCGTCGAGCAGAATCAACAGTCGATGGCGAGGTTCGGGCAGCAAGCTACCAAAACGTCTCAGCAGCTCGACGGCCTGACCAAGACGACCACGCTGCTGTCTCGCATTGAGATCGGTCGCCTGCTAATCGACGGCGCGCAGGCCATCGGCAGCGCGTTCTCGTCCATTGCGAATCAGGTTTCCGGCCTGGTGTCGAACGTCAATTCGTCCATCGACACGCTCAACGACTTGTCGGCCCGTACCGGCATCGGGGTGGAGCAGCTCCAGAAGTACGCCTTCGCGGCCAAGCTGGCCGGCGTGGATACCGCCCAATTTGGCACTGCCGTCCAAAAGCTCGCCGTGAACATCGGCAAAGCCACGCCGGGCGGCGAGCTCGACAAGTCGCTGCGGGCCATCAACCTGAGCGTGACGCAACTACGGGCCCTCGCGCCCGAGCAGCAGTTCTCTGTGATCGGCCAGGCCATTTCGCAGTTGCCGACTGCCGCCGATCGCGCCGCGGCGTCGGTGGCCGTGTTCGGCAAACAGGGTGCCGCTCTGGCCCCGCTGTTCCGCGAAGGTGCCGCCAGCATCGAAGAGCTGCAGGCCCGTGCCGAGCGGCTTGGCGTCATCGTCAGCGAAACGCAAGTCAACAACGTGGCGGCGATGAACGACGCTTTTGACACCGTGCGAGCCACGATCCAAGGCATCATTGGCCAAGTGATCGGCAACCTCGCGCCGGCTGTCACGGCCGTCACGGAAGAGTTCCTGCGGTTTGTCGAGGAGTGGAGCAGCACCCAGGGCCAGGGCGGCACGGGAATCGCCAACGCAATTACGGACGTACTGCTGCGAGGTGCCGAATACTTTGCCAGCGTGTTCGACAAGTTCGTGGAGGACTTTGGCTCGTTCTTGCCAACCATTGAAAACGTCAGCACAGGGTTTTTGGCTACGGCCGATACGCTCATCGGAATCAGCGAAACGTTTCGCGCGTTATTCAACATCTTTGAAATTGCTGGCAACGCCCTGGCGATGGCCCTTGGAAAGTTCCTCGAGGGCATTGGCAGTTGGGTAAGCGACGACGTGGCTCAGTTTGGCCGCGAGCTGCAGGCCCAGTCCCAAGAGGCATACGACAGGAACGCCCGCGAGCTCGAGGCCGCAGCGTCCAACGCTGCCAACGCCGTCGTGGACGTGTTCACCGGCGGCGAGGGCGGCCCGCAGCAGGCAGGACGCGGCGCTGCCAGCCAATTCCTGCAAGGGCTGCAGCGGCAGATTCAGGAGGCCCGCAAGCCCGAGGTGCAGATCCAGACAAACCTCGCCCGGACGCAAGAAGACCTTGACCAATTCCTGAAAACCGCCACGGACGGCGGCTCCGAGTTCCTGCAGCAATCGCAGGGCACGCTCGAGACGTATCAGCAGATGATCAAGAGCGGCGAAACGAACGCCACCGTGTTGCAGATCATGGAAGGGTTCATGAAGAACCTGAACGCCGAACTGCAAAAGGAAAAAGGTTTTCGCGAAGAGGCGCGTGCGGCGGCCGAGGCGCAAGTCAAAGCCGACCAATCGCGAATCGCCAACCTTGAAAAAGCAAACCAGGCACAGAACAAGATCGCCGACGACCTGGCCGCCGTTGAGCGCGAGCAGCTGCGGGTTCAGAAAGAACTGAACGCCGCCCGCGACTCCAGCCAGCGGCAACAGGCTGACCAAGCCACGGCACGATTGGCTCAGCTCGATCAGTTGCAAGCCAGCCTGCAAGAGCAACAGCAGGCCGCGACGCAGGGGTTCACGGAAGGTTTCACCAAGACCTTCGACGTGACGACGAAAGGCATCGAAGACCTTATCCGCAAAACGGAAGCGTTTGGCGAGGCCGGGCTGGCGGCGGCCCAGACGTTGCGCGACGGAATTGCCGAAACGCAGGACAAGGTGCGACAAGGATTTCTCAGCCGTGAAGCGTACGAGCAAGAGATCGCTGCACGGCGGCAAGGGTTTGAACTGACCGTCGCGGCCATTCGCCAGGAAGAACAGGAAAAGCTTGCCGCCGCCAAGCGTGTCGATGACTTCCTGCGCACCGGCATCGACGCCCGCCGCCAGGCCGAACTCGACGCCGCGGCACAGCTCGAGGAGCGGAGGAAGCAGGCGGCCCAAAACGTCGCGGCCATCCAGGCCAGGATCGACGAAGAGGCTCGCCGCAACCAGGAGGCCCGCGACAAGGGCAACCTGCGGGACGCCCGAGACAGTGCCACCCGCCTGCGTCAGCTGCGTGGTCTGCAGCGCGAAGAAGAGCGGATCGCCGAGGGCACGACCAAGCGGGTGCAGCAGACATTCTCCAGGGCGTCGCAACAGCAAAACAGCACGTTCGACCAGTTTGCCAACGCTGCCAGCCGCCAGGTGCAGCAGTTCAACAATGCGGTCACTAGCTCAATCGGCGGCGTGAACGAGGCCCTGGCGGCCAGTGCCGACGGCATGCGCAGCATCTTCCGGCAACAGCAAGCGTCGCTGATGCTGGGCCCGCAGCAGATCGCGGTGGCGGACGCGCGAACCGCCGAGGGTCAGCAGATGATCCTCGACGCGGCGGCCCAGTCCCAAGACCCGCGACTCATCGCCGCCCGGCAGACCAACAAAATCCTGCAACAGATGGCCACGGGACTGACAGGCAACCTGAACCGCATCGGCGTCCCATCTCGGATTCTTGGGTGACACATGGCTAGCGTCGTCAGCGTAAAAGAACTTCCGCGCAAGGGCGTCTTTGAGATCAACAAGCCGCGCCAAGTGACGCGAGAGTTTGTTTGCGTGTTGAGCGATGACGCTTTGACATCCGCCCCGATAGACGACAACCAGCTAGTCGCGGCCACGGGCGTCAACCTGAACTCTCCGCACCCGTTCTACACTTACAACAGGTGCCGAAAGGCCACGATTACGGAGGGATTCGAGGGTTCGCCGTACCACGTTCACATTCTCTACGAATACGGCGTGGTCATGGCGTGGGAGTTGCAGCAGCCTACTGACCGCCCCGGCCTATGGGAGTTCGATGGCGCGCCGGGCGAAGTGCCGGCGTTGTTCTATTACGAAGGAAGCGGCAACGGCACGCTCCGACCGCTGACGAACAGCGCTTTCGACTACTTCCCTGGCTTGGTCACACAAGAGGCGTTGTCGGTCGCTCGGGTGACGTACAACTTCGCCCAGTTTCCAAGCAACTGGTTCTCCGCAAGCCAGTGCGTGAATGATGCGCCCTACTTCGGGTGTCCTACTCACTCGGTCAAGGTAGACAAAATCAGCGTGCAGCAAACGCAAGAGGAGTTCAACGGCGGAATGGTCGCCTACTGGAAGGCCACGGCCGAGTTGCACTACCGCCAGAGCGGCCACAATCTCCAACTGCCAGACATTGGCTGGAACTTCATCGGCGACGACCAGAAACGCCGAGCGATGGTGTTCGACTTTGAGAACTCCGAATGGATCGCCTCGCCGAATCCGGTCGGGCTCGACGGCAATGGCGGCATGACGCTCAACGCTCCGGCCATCCTCGTGCGTCGCGTGAACCCGGAGGTGGACTTCCAGTCGCTGTTCGGCACGCCGCCCACGACCCCACTGCCCACGGGGTGACGCATGGCTGAACTCGCGCAGTTCGACCTCGGCTCTGCCGCTCGCGTGGCCCGCGTTGTGCGGGCCGTTGAGCAGGAGCCGCGACGGACACGGCCGCTGACGTTCGACCCTGTGCATCAGTCGCGGACGCGGCCCGTGTTTCGCGTCTGCACATTTACTGGATCTTGGCCTCTCGGATCGTCAAAGACGGTCACGTTCAAAAACCAGACAAACACGCCCAACACAGTTAGCGCCACTAATCTGTTCTGGCCGCTGGATGACGACGCCCCGGAGGAGCGTGACTGCTCAATCGGCAAGGACGGCACGGCGTGGTTCCTGGTGGTGCCGCAGTTGTTCCGTGGCGACTTCTTTACGGCCGCCACAACTACTATGCAGTGCGGCATCAAGTTTCAGACGCTGCCCGGTATCGCCTTGGCGTCGCACTCCACGAACACGTTCACGATGGAGGTGCAGACCGTGCCGGTTGTCACGGCGGCGACCATTACAGGAACCGGAATTTCGTTGCAGCGCGTGTCTGTTGGCGTGCTGTGTAATAATTCTGCCAGCAACGTGTTGCTGCCGTTTGCCACGCAAGACGTAGTCACCAGCGTGACCGTGACTAACACTGCCGTGGTGTTCGGCCGCAGGTCGATCCGCGGCTTCGGTGCCGGAACGGCCAGCAACATTGAACTTACTATCGCGACGTGCTCTACGGCGACAACGTCATGACTTCGCTGACAACGCAAGACGGCAAGCTCGTCGTGCGCGACGGCAAGTTAGGCACTGGGCAGGCGTGTTGCTGCGGAGGCGGAGGCGGAGGCGGAAACGCTGGCCGCTGCTGTTTTTGCAGTATTAGTTTTGACTCCGATATATTCTTGGGCTCTCTTACTTGTTTTCCAAAAGAGGTGATACAGGCGCATTTAGATGCGGGAGAAGCGGCAGCGACGGTGCTCATGGGTTTGTTACAGGACAACGGTTGGGTGTGTACCAGTTACAGCGGCGGGGGAGTAACTCCGGAGGAATATCAGTGTGTTGACGAAAACGGAAATTATTTTACGAGTTACCGAACACCGGGTGCGTCCATAGTGCAGGCCGGTTGCTGCGGGAGTGTCGACTACACCAGCCAACCGATTGTATACGACAAAGGGCCGGGTGCATTTGGCCAGGGCGAATTTTATCCATGTGTTGGTCCCTATATCAAAGGTAATTGCGTCGGCCCGGAACTAATTTTTAATGATGAGATAATCCAAGTCACAAAAGAGATTTGCGATCAATTTTGCCAGGGCCGTTTTGAGCTCGGCGTTTCTTGTAACGCCTCGCCGTCCTGTTCGGAATTGGAATATGAGCAGGAAAATCCACTCCCATGATCTCCTGCCAACTCAAGCACCTCGCTGCCCGCTGCCACGAGCGTGGATTTACGCTTGACGAGGCACGCCCGTGCATCGTCAGCCAGGACGGCGACAAGATCACGGTGGACGAGACGCATCCGGCGTATCCTCGCACCGAAAAGCCCGGCCTGACGCTGTCGCAGAAGGTGGCGAACTTCGCAACGTCGGCCGCCAAGCACTTGGCCGCAGGGATGCCCCGAGCCACTGACGAACAAGTCGCCGAGCGGTTTGCTATCTGCCAGTCGTGCGAGCACTTCGACGGCAAGGCGTGCCGGAAGTGTGGCTGCCCCATCGTTCGTGAAAAGCAGTACATCTCGAAGCTGTCCTGGGCCAACGAATCCTGCCCCGTGGGCAAGTGGGGTCCCGCCTCGACTTGACACGCCGGCCACGATGACGGGCGAAAGGGATGCCCGTGCCGCGCGACCACGTATTCACGCTCAACGGCGACGAGCGGTGGCTCATTCGCTTCGCCGAGCTCAAGGGCCAGGCGTACGGGATCACCTACACCCGCAAGTCGAAAAGCCCGCGGATCGTCTTGCACGACGGGATGCGCGGCAAGCATCGGCTGACGGTGCTGATCCACGAATTGTTGCACGCCATATTCCCGCAGGCCGACGAAGGCGTGATCGAGCAGGCCGGCAAGGATCTCGCCCGCGTGTTGTGGACGCTCTACGACGTGACGCCCAAGGAGGAGGCCGATGGCTAAGGCTTTGTCGCCGGTCGCTGAGATCGCCGCCCTGGTGCCCAAGAGCAAACGCAGCCTCGCGTGGTGGGAGCGCGTGAGCCCGGAGGTGGCCGAATCGTTGCCCGGCATCCTGCAGGCGTACCACGACGGCCAGTTCGGGCCGCATGCCAAACCGGCCGCGCAGGCTATTGCAACGTGGCTGACGAATCACGGAGTCGAAGTCGGGTTTCAGGGGGTGCTGACATGGCTGCAGCGAAACGCACGGCAGTGACCGAGATCGCCGAGCACGTCGCCTCGGCCGAGCAACTCGCCGCCGACGCCGAGCTCGCCCGGCTTCGGTCTGAATTGGCGTCGTACCGGAATCGGTATAAGGCGGCGCTCGCACAGATTGACCGCGAGCGCGGTCGTGCCGACGCAATGGCGTCTCTCCAGGGCGTGCAAGGCGTGGCCTTGACCAAAAGCGTCAAGGGCCGCAAGCGGGTGCGTCACGACGCCACGGCGATCCTGATGCTTTCGGACGTGCATTGCGAGGAGCGGGTGCTCCCCGAGACGGTCAACGGCGAAAACGACTATTCGCTTGACGTATGTCAACGCCGGCTACAGGAACTGGAGGAGCGGTTCCTCGACTGCCTGCACCACGAACGCAACCAGGCCGACATCCGCCGTGTGCTGATATGGTTGGGCGGCGATTTCCTGACCGGGCACATCCATCCCGATTGCGTCGAAGTGGCCCAGTTGTCGCCGATGAACGCGACGCGGTGGATTGCCGAGCGGCTACGAGGGCTCATCGACAGCGTGGCCCAGCACGCCGACGAGGTGGTGATCTGCACGAACGCCGGCAACCACGGCCGCAGCAACGAAGGCAAGCCCAGGATCGCCACCGAGCTCGAGCACAGCTGGGAGCAGCTGATGTATTTCACGCTCGCCCGCGAGGAACGCAACAAGAACGTGCGCTGGCAGATTGCCGAGGGGCACTTGGGCTACGTCGATCTCGACGGGTTCCTCGTTCGCACGACCCATGGCCACAGTATTCGGTTCGCTGGCGGCGTCTACGGGCTGGCCCTGCCGGCGAGCAAGGCAATCGCCCGGTGGGACGCTGGCCGCCGCGCCGACCTGACGATCTTCGGTCACTACCACTCGTGGGGCTGGCTGCGTGGTGCCCGCTACGTCGCAAATGGGAGCGTGATTGGACACAGCCCATACGCTGAGCGGGTTGCGTCACCGGAACGGCCGTGCCAAGGCATGGCGATCATCGACCACGGTCGCAATGAGGTGACGCGAGCGTATCCATTGTTCTGCGACCGCGACTTGAGGAAGGCAAAGGAATGACCACCACGACACTGCAACAGGCGAACGACGTGCTGCGATCCGCAGTGAAGGCCCGCATGGACGCGACGCCGGCCGATGATCCGAAACTCGCTGGCTACTCGCCGCTCGCCGGCTGCCAGCCCGCACAGGAGTGTGCGGCGAAGGTGCTGTCCGATGCGTGGCAGGGCGAGTCGTGCTGCGAGGGGCGGAAGTTCTACGGGCATGGCGGCAGCGAGACGTACGCCGAGTGGGAGCCGGGGTTTCAGGGCCAGCAGCTGCGGCCTGGGTCGGCCGAGTTCTTGGCCGTGCTCGACGAGCTCAAGCAGCTGCACCTCCGCAAGACGCTCGACTACGGGGTGGACGAAGACGCGTTGTCGAACATCCGGCTGTCGGCCGACATCGTCAACATGCCGGCCTGGGCCGGATGCGTCCTTCGCATGATGGACAAGATGCACCGGCTCAAGGCGTACTTCCGCCGCGGAAAGGTGGAGTTTGACGGACTGTCCGACACCTTGCGAGATATTGCGTGTTACGCCGTGATCGCCGAGGTGCTGCGGCGCGAAGAGCAGGAGCAGTGAGCCGGGCCCTGCGTTGAGCGTGCTGGCAGCGTGTCTCCCTTTCCGCGCTGCCGGCCGCTCCGCAGGTGCTCGGCCCGTCACCGGGGCTTTCCCGGCCCGCCGAGGTCGAGTGGCGGCATCACGTCTACGCTGGCCTGCTGCGTTGGGCAGATCGTTGGATCGACGTACCGCTCCTGGAGCTTGGGGTCGCTGTGATCGAGTACCTGGGTGGCCGCCGCCGTCCCGCCGGCCAAGGCAGCGTATGACGCCCGCGTACGACGCAGCCCGTGAAAGCCCCGATACTGCACGCCGGCCAGGCGGCACAGCACTTTGAGGCTTGTCCAGATGCTCGACTTGTGGCGATCCCACGGCCAGACGAGATCCTCCGGTCGTCCTCGCTGAGTGGCCAGCATCGCCGCCAAGTCTGGCGTGTAGTCCCGCTCGATGTCGTGCGTGCTGTTCTTGCGGGTCGCGCCCAGGAATCGCACCCGGCGACGCTCAAGGTCGAGCTCGCCCCACCGGAGCGACAGGAGGGCCGTGGCCCGCTCCCCGCTGCAGTAGCCCATATAAATGAGCGTGGCCCACCACCAGCCTGAAGGCTTGCCGCCAGTACGGCCGCACCGCATGTGGGCCCGGCGAATCAACTTTGCCACGTCGTCGGCGGTGTAAGCCCGCCCCGTCGGGATGCTTTTGGCGACCTTGATTCTCGGCAGTTCTGGAAACTCGGCCGCCCACCGCTTGCGGGCTGCCAAATTCCACGCGGCCTGCAGCATCACCTTGTCCTTCTGCACCGTCGCCGGCCTGACGACCTTGCCCCGGCAGGACTGCGTGGCACGGGCTCTGAGGTAGCGTGCGATCGTCAGGTCATCCAAGTCGGCCACCGTCGGCTCGTGTCCTAGGAACGCACGCAGACGCTCCAGGAGCATGCCGTAGAGGGCGGTGGTCTTCGCGTCCAGGTTCCTCAAATCTGCGTACCGCTCGAAAAGTTCTGCCAGCGTCATCGGTGCCTCCCTTCGTGGTCTGCCTGTACATAGGTATACACTTATTCGAGGGGACTCGCCTCCACTCGAACTTTGCCCCGGCAGTCGATCCTATGGCGGGTCGGCTGGCCGGGGCAAACTGGGCAGTTTGACGCCGAACTATCGGCAGCCTAGTATTTGGGCATGGTCTCAATGGCGTACAACATCGACGGGGTCGAATACCTGACCGTGCCCGAGGCGGTCGAGTTCATGGGCTGCACCGACGGCTGGGTGCGAATCCTCTGCCGTGACGGCAAGCTCGAGAGCCGCCTGCTGGGCAAGCGGCTGCGGCTCGTGGCCAAGAGGTCTGCGGCCCACGTCCGCGACACGCTGACCACCAGGGCCAAGGGCAAAAAGCACCTGGCCAAGCGGCCGGCCGCCAAGCGAGCCAAGGCCAAAAAGGCTGCCCGTCGCCGGAAGTAGCGTTTTCCCCGGCGAAAAACGGCCCCAAAAAATCTTTTTCTGCACCCCTTGCAACCCAACTACCGATAGACTACAGTACGGGCGTCGGGCACATGAGACCTGACGCAACGCGAACCGGGGACGAAACGATGAAGACCTTCAAGCTGATTGACTCCAGAGGATTCACGACCAAGTTCACGGTTCACGCCAGCGGCAACGTTTCGGTCGAGGATTTCGACCGCGACGGCAACTCAATGGGCTGGCCGTTTACGACCGACACCCACGGCGGCCGAGTGGAATACCGCAAGTGCGTCGAGAAGTTCGGCATGAAGCC